CCGAGGCGTCCGAGGTTATCCGCAAAGAGGTCAGCAAGGTCATGCGGGAGCTGGCCGGGTATCACTACGACCCCAAGAAATACGAGGAGCGCGTGAGAGAGCGGCGCGACTGGTCGGAGCGTGACAGCGATGACGAGTAGGCTCGCCGCCGTCCGGCTGAACAAGGTCATCGCCAAAGCGATGGCCGGTATGCTCCCGCCGGACGACCTGACCGTGACCGAATGGGCGGAGCAGAATCGCCGCCTGTCGGCCGAGAGCGCCGCAGAGCCCGGACCGTGGCGCACCGAGCGCACCCCCTATCTCCGCGAGCCGATGAACGCATGGACCGACCCAAAGATACGGCACATCGTCATGGTGGCCGCGTCTCAGGTCGGTAAGTCTGAATTTCTCAATAACTGCATCGGCTATGTGATCGACCAGGACCCCGGCTCGATCCTGTTTGTCCACCCTACCACCATTGACGCAAAGGAGTATTCCAAGCTCCGCATCGCGCCGATGATCCGCGACTGCCCCACGCTGAGAAAGAAGGTCAGCGACCCCAAGAGCCGTGACAGCGGCAACACCATTTTGCAAAAGACCTACCCCGGAGGCATCCTCACGATGTGCGGCTCCACCGAGGCCCACGCTCTGGCGTCAAAGCCTATCCGCTATGTGCTGGGTGACGAGCGCGACCGCTGGGCGCTGTCTGCTGGTAACGAGGGCGACCCGTGGGATCTGGCGATGGCGCGGCAGACGACATTCTACAACGCGAAAAGCGGTGAGGTGTCCACGCCCACCGTCAAAAACGCCAGCGCCATCGAAGCTGCCTACGCGACAGGCACGATGGAGCGGTGGAAATCCCGCTGCCCTCATTGCGGCGAGTATCACGAGATCCAATGGGCGGACATCCGCTTTGAGCACGACGAGATCATCGTCGCGGGGAAAAAGACCTACAAGGTCCGCAGCGTCTGCTATGCCTGCCCCGGCTGCGGCTGCATCTCCACCGAGGCGGAAATGAAGCGCGCCCCGGCAAGATGGGAGGCGGACAATCCCGCCGCCTATGAGCAGGGTACGCGCTCGTTCTGGCTGAACGCCTTTGTCAGCCAGTGGGCGAGCTGGGAATCCATCATTCTGAAATACCTGAACGCCATCGGCAGTACCCGCAAGATGCAGGTCGTCTACAACACCTGCTTCGGCGAGCTGTGGGAGGATCGCGGCGACCTGGAGGACGAGGACAGTCTGATGGCGCGCCGGGAGGAATACCCGGCCGAGCTGCCGGAGGGCGTGCTTGTTCTGACGGCCGGTGTCGATACCCAGGACGACCGCATGGAATATGAGATCGTCGGCCATGGCCACTTTGGTGAGACATGGGGCATCGAGAAGGGCATCGTCATGGGACGACCCGACGACGATGCCGTATGGGCGCAGCTGGACGAGCTGGTATTTGATCGCGTTCTGCGCTTTGAGAACGGCGTGGGGCTGAAAATGTCAATGTCCTTTGTGGACGAGGGCGGACACTTCACGCAGGAGGTCCGTATGCAGTGCCGGGCGCGGCTGGGCAAAAAGGTGTTCTGCATCAAGGGTATGCCCGGCAGCGATAAGCCCTACACCGCGCCGCCGAAAAAGCAGAAGATCATCATCAAGCAGACGGCGGTCGGCACCTGCTGGCAATACCAGATCGGCGTTGACTCCGGCAAGGAGGTCATCATGGACAACCTGCGCGTACAGACGCCGGGCGCGAAATATTGTCACTTCCCCAAGCGGGATGACTACGGCTCCGGCTACTTCACGGGGCTGCTCTCCGAGGTCAAGGTCTACGACCCCAACAAAAAGCAGCCGTGGCAGTGGAAGAAGATCCCCGGCCACGAGCGCAACGAGGCGCTGGACTGCCGCAACTACGCGCTGGCGGCGTTCAAGGCGCTTCCTAAGAACCTGGACGAGATAGACAGGCGGCTAAAGGAGGCGGGCGGCGAACGCGCTCCTGCCCCTGTTGCAACGCCTGTCATGCCGCCTCCCGCTGCCAAGCAGAGGCCGAAGCGCAGGAGCGGGAAGAAATACTACGACGATTGGTGAGGTGTCCGATATGGATAAAGTTGAACTGCGGGCGCGGCTGGACTTCTGGCAGAGCGCCCTTTCCAAACTGCGCGCCGCATATCTGGCCCTTGTGGACGGCGGCGTAAAAAGCTATGTCATCGACGACCGGGAGCTGACGCGCTTCGACCTGCCCGACCTGAAGGACGAGATCGAAGGCGCGGAGAAGAAGGTCGACGAACTGCTCGCGGAGCTGAACGGCCGCAAGCCGAGAAAGGCTTTCGGCATCGTCCCCCGCGACTGGTGACCTTTTTCGTGAGGTCACGAAAATGATACCGGCAAAGCGCCCGAAAGGGCTTTTTGCACAGGCAGTCCGGCGGAGTTTGCTCCTTTCGCCGCCGGGCGGCCTGTTTTTTATTCCGAAAACGGGAGGCGATAAGCATTGAGCAACAAGAAAGACCGCCGCCGCGCAGCCGCGCCGCAGGCGAAGGGGTACAGCGAAGCCGGGGCCAGCTTGACGCGGCGGGCGCTCAAGGGATTTGTTCCGGACAGCGGCGCTCCCAATGAGGACATCAACCGCAACAACGCCACCCTGCGGCAGAGGGCGCGAATGCTCTACATGGCCGCGCCGGTGGCTACGGCGGCGATCAATACCAACCGCACCAAGGTCATCGGGACGGGGCTGACGCTCAAAGCGTCCGTGGACCGCGAGGTGCTGGGCATCTCCCCGGAGGCGGCGAAGAAGTGGCAGCACGCGGCGGAGATGGAATTCCGGCTGTGGGCAGGGAAAAAGCAGAACTGCGACGCGCTGGGCCTGAACAATTTTGAGAGTTTGCAGCAGCTCGCCTTGAAGTCGTGGCTGCTCAGCGGCGACGTGTTCGCGCTGGTCAAGCGATACCCGGCAACACCACTAAACCCCTATACCCTGCGGCTACACATCGTGGAGGCGGACCGCGCCTGCACGCCAAGCGAATATGGCGGCGGTGTCACCATCGGCGGCTTCGTGGAGGGCAAGATCCCCGAGGGAAAGCCCGGCGCAGGCCACAAGGTCTACGACGGCGTGGAGGTGGATGGCAACGGCCGCGTGGTCGCCTATCACATCAGCAACACCTACCCGCACCAGATCACCAGCGAGCCGCAGAAGTGGCAGCGTGTTGAGGCCTACGGCGCCAAGACCGGCCTGCCGAACATTCTCCACATCATGGACAGTGAGCGCCCGGACCAGTACCGCGGCGTTCCCTATCTGGCGCAGGTCATCGAGCCGCTGCTCCAGCTTCGGCGCTATACGGAGTCCGAGCTGATGGCGGCGCTGGTGCAGAGCTTCTTCACTGCATGGATCGAAACGGAGACCGACCCCTCCGATACACCCTTCAACGAGGTCGGCGCAGGAGATATTGCCGGCGTCCCCGCCGAGGTCAACGCGGACGGCGGACCGGTGGCGAACAACATCTCCGATGATGACAACGAGTACGAGATGGGACCGGGTACGGTGACGCACCTCGCCCCCGGTGAAAAGGTCAACTTCGGCAATCCGAACATCCCCACCGCTGGCTTTGAGACCTTTGTCAAGACGCTGTGTAAGCTGGTCGGCGCAGCTTTAGAGCTGCCTTACGACGTGCTGATCAAGGAGTTCAACAGCTCCTATTCCGCAAGCCGAGGCGCGCTGTTGGAGGCGTGGGAAGCATTCAAAATGCGCCGGAAGTGGTTTGTGGACGACTTCTGCCAGCCGGTCTATGAGATGTTCCTGGCCGAAGCGGTCGCTCTGGGGCGCATCAACGCCCCCGGCTTCTTCACGGACCCCCTTGTGCGGGAGGCATGGTGCGGCGCGCGCTGGATCGGCCCCGTGCAGGGCAGCCTTGACCCCAAGAAGGAGGCAGAAGCCGCCCTCATGCTGATCGACAACGCCATCAAGACCCACGAGCAGGTCAGCCGCGAAATGAGCGGCGGCGACTGGGAGGAGAACGTGGAGCAGCTGCAGCGTGAAAACGAGCTGCTGACACAGGCAGGAGGCAACAAGGTCACCGTTGTATCGGCATCGCCGAAAGAAGGTGACGGCGATGAAGACTAACTTCGAGCATCTGCAGAGCCTGAATGTGCGGAGCATGGCGCTCGCCATCTGGAACTACGCAAGCGACTACTGCGCCTATTGCCCGAAGAACATGGAGCGCCGCTGCAACGAGAACTGCCGCGCGGGAATCCGCGAGTGGCTGAACAGTCCCTACATTCCGTCAAGCGATATCTGGAAAGAAAAGAGGTAAAGCGCATGAGTATTCCGGCAAAGAGAGCTGGGCGAAAGTCTCCCGCCGTCAGCATCTCGAAAAAGGTCTATACGATGGCCACGGTGGACGGCAGTGATGCCGAGATCACCATGTATGGAGACATCTACGAGGAGCAGCCCACGAACTGGTGGGGCGAGCCCGTCGAGGGGCAGTACATCCTGCTCTCCGAGTTTTTGGAGGACCTCAAGCAGATCTCCGGCTGCACGTCCATCACTATCCGCATGAACAGCTACGGCGGCGACGCCGGAGCGTCCAACATGATCCACAACCGCCTGCGGGAGCTGGCGCGGAACGGCACGAAGCTTACCTGCATCGTGGACGGCGTGGCCATGAGCGGCGGCAGTCTTATCATGTGCGCCTGCGATACGGTCAGGGTCAATCCCTCCAGCCTCGTCATGATCCACAAATGCTGGACCTTCCTGTGGGGCGGCTACAACGCCGACGAGCTACGGGAACAGGCTACCCAGCAGGAGGCGTGGGACAAGATGCAGATGGAGGTCTACACGCGCAAGACCGGGCTGTCAGCCACGGTGATCTCCCACATGATGGCGGACACGACCTATATGACAGGCCGCGAGGCCATCGACAAGGGCTTTGCGGACGAATTGATCGAGGACGCGGAGCCGACCAGCATCGCCGCCAGCGCGGACGGGCGCAGCCTGTTCGTGAACGGGAGGCAGATGCACCTTGCCCCCGGCATGTTTGCGCCGGACAACATTCCCACGGTCACACCCGAGGCCTCCGCCCCGGTTGAGACAGATAAAAACAAGCCGGAAGTCACCGGCGATGAAGGAGGAATTTCCATGACTAAGGAAGAGCTCCGGGCGAAGTACCCGGACGAGATCGCCCAGGTGGAGGCCGACGCCCGTGCTTCCGTCGATCACACTGAGGCGGTCAACACCGCGATCAAGGCCGAGCGTGCGCGTATGCAGGAGATCGACGAGATCTCCGGTCTGCTCGACGCGACGGACGTGCAGCAGGCCAAGTACGGCGACAAGCCCTGCTCTGCTGCCGACCTGCTGATGGCAGCGGCCAAGAACGCCGCCAAGCAGGGCAAGAAGTTTCTGACCGATCTGAAGGACGACAGCGAGGAATCCGGCGCCGAGGGCGTTCCTGCCGCTCCTGCCCCCGCAGTCGAAACGCCCGAGGGCGAAGACGGCGAGAAGAACGACACCCCCGAGGCGCGCATGACCAACGCCCGGAGCATGGTCGCTGACCTGCTGGGCAAGAAGAAGGAGGGCTAAGAACATGATCAATCTGAGTGAAAAGCTCGGCGAGATGACCTTTGACGGTCTGATCACCGACATCAAGCCCGCACCCGAAGTGCGCGGCGGCGTTATTCGCAAGCTGTCCGCTGCGGCCACGCTCAAGCGCGGCACCATTCTTGCCAAGTCCTCCGGCACGGCCGGCGACGGCAAGCTGGTCGTTCTCGGCAGCACGGCCAAGGAAAACGAGACCCTGACCCCCGACTGCATCCTGTGCGACGACATCGACGTCGGCACCGCCGCCGACGAGAAGGTGGCAGTCTACACCGCCGGCTGCTTCGACATCGGCAAGGTGACGGTCTCGGCCAGCTACACCATCACCGAGGGTGATAAGGATAACCTGCGTATGCGCGGCATCGTCTTCAAGGCTGCCGCCGCTGCCAACTAAGGAGGGAATCAACAATGGCTGAACTGAATTTCTTCGATACCTATGTGCTGATGGCGATCGCCGAGGAGATCGTTCCTCAGCAGACCTTTTTCCGCGACCGCTACTTTCCCACCGGGGAGCGCGACATCTTCGCCTGCGACAAGGTGCTGACCGAGTACCGCAAGGGCGACCGCAAGATGGCGGCGTTCGTCTCCGCCCGCGCCGGTGACATCCCCATGGACCGCATCGGCTATGCCATCCATGAGTACCAGCCCGCTTTCATCGCGCCGTCCCGTCTGCTGACGCTGGATGACCTGACCAAGCGCGGCTTCGGCGAGGCGATCTACGCCAACAGCACCCCCGCCCAGCGCGCGGCGCGTCTGCAGCTGGACGATCTGACCGACATGGACCGCCGCATCGTGCGCCGCGAGGAGTGGATGTGCGCGCAGACCATGATCAACAACGCCTGCACCATGCAGACCTACATCGACGACAAGACCGAGGGTGAGAAGCTGTATGTCAAGTTCTTCGATGACGCCAGCGACCACACCTATACCGTGGCCACCAAGTGGAACGCCACGGGCGGCGACTTCTTCGGCGATGTGAAGGCCATGTGCCGCAAGCTCTCCAAGCGCGGCCTGCGCGCGGCCGACCTGGTGCTCGGCTCTGACACGGCCGACGCGATTTACAGCATCGAAGATGTAAAGACCCGCCTGGATCGCAATAGTGGCATTATTACTGGCACCATCGACCCCAAACTCACGAGTTATGATGGCGTTGTCTATATGGGCCCTCTCAACTTCGGAGGCTTCGTGCTGAACCTGTTCTCTGTGGATGAGAGCTATGTCGACAACAACGGTACCGAGAAGAAGTATTTCCCCGCCACCTCTGCGATGGTCACCGCCCCCGGCTGCGGCCATCTGATGTATGGCCAGATCACCCAGATCGACTACGGCTCCACCGCCTTTGCCAGTCATGCCGCGGCCCGTGTTCCGAAGTTCTCTCTGAACCAGGAGGCGGACATCCGCAAGCTGCGTCTGGGCGCGCGTCCGCTGGCTGCTCCCCACAACTACTGCCCGTACATCTACGCGGCGGAAGTGGTGTCCTGACCCGGCACGGAAAGGAGACTGCTATGATGAAAATTGAGATCATCTGCGGCACATACGGCTACAGGCCGGATGGCTCGAAGCACCCCATTCCCATCGACCGCGGCGGTATCTGCGAGGTCTCCGAAGAGGAGGCTCAGCGCCTTTTTGCCCTGCGTGTCGCTCGCCCCGCCGAGGAAACGCCCTCTCCCGCTGTTGCAACGCCCCCTGCGGGCGAGGACGGTAGCGGGGCTGGCGCTGACCCATCTAACAGCGGCGAGGGCGCAGAGGACGCAGAAAGCGCCCATCTTGACCCCGAGCAGCTTAAAACGCTGACCAACGCCAAGCTCGCGGAGCTGGCCAAGGAGATGGGTATCGACACCGCTAAGCTCAAGACCAAGGCGCAGCTGATCGCCGCCATTACGGATGTTCCGCTGGAGGACGCGATCGCCGAGGACGACGACGGCGTGGACGACGGCGAAGCGCCCCCTGTGCTGACGCCGGAGGCGCCTGTGGTATGAGCGGCTTCAAGGATATGGTCGCCCGCGACAACTTCGGCGTGTTCCTCAACTGCGACGAGTTCGCGGAAAAGCGCACCGTCAAGTATGACGGGGCGACCTACGAGGATATCCCCATCGTCCTCTCCGGCCTGAAGGAGAAGGACCGCCGCCAGCTGATGAGCGACCATGCCCAGGGGCTTTACATCGTTTCCTCCGTTCTCCACTGCGCCCTGTCCGATCTCGGCGGGGTGCAGCCGGAGCGGGGGCAGCGTATCAGGATCAACGACCAGGAGGGCGGCGGAGGCTTCTTCCAGGAGTTCTATGTCGCGTCCTCGGTCTGTGAGATGGGTATGCTGCGCGTGGAATTGGAGGCGGTGGACGAATGAGCTTTATCCGCGTCAACGAGGTCGGCGGCGACAGCCTGGAGCGCGTGAACAAGCTGCTGCACAATATCCCCGGCGGCGTTTACAAAGCGGCGTTCTCCGCGTTGAGGCGCGCCGGAGATACAGCCAAGACCCGCGCCGGACAGTTCGCCGCCGCCGAGTACACCATCAACAAGGGTGAATTCATGCGGAGAGTTCACTCCAAGACCCACATCACAGGCGGTGCGGGAGGCGTGATGGGTATGAGCATCAGTTTCTCCGGCACCGTGCTCCCACTGCTGACCTTCAACACCACATACAGCCGGGACGGCACCGTGCAGACACAGGTAAAGCGCAACGGCGGAGCCGCGACGCTTCAACACGCATTCGTGGCCCGCATTTTCGGCCCGACTGCCGTTTTCGAGCGCGTCGGCTCTCCGCGCTTTCCTGTGGAGCAGAAGTTTGGTCCGTCTACCGGACACATGATGCGGAACGAAGAAGTCATCGAGAAGATGGACGAAACGATCCGCGACACCTACGAAAAGCGCGTTGAGCATGAAATCCTGCGCGTGCTGAATGGATGGGGAGGCTGATTTATGACAAGGATCATTCTGTTGGAACGCCTGCGGGCCTTTACCGAGGAGGTCACCGCCGACCTGATCATGCCGACCCGTTTGCAGAAGGGCGACACGGAGCAGAGCTTCCGCCCTGCAAAGGTCTACCTGACGCGCCTGCCGGACGGCACTTCCGCCACCAAGAAGGCTCCCTATGTGCTGCACCAGGTCATTACCGGCATGGATCAACAGCCGCAAGGACAGCGTGTGACCTCCAGCGCCAAGGTCCGGTCTATCTGCTGTGTCTATAACGATGACGAGCAGGAGGGCGGGCTGATGCTGCTGAATCTCATGGAACGGCTGCGCATTGCGATGCTCAGGCAGGTCGTGATCGGGGGGCAGTTTACCCTTGACCTGGAGGCGGGGCTTGAAACGCTGGTCTATCCCGATGACACCGCCCCCTATTTCGTGGGGGAAATGATCTCCACATGGAAGCTTCCCCCTGTGGAAAGAGAGGTTAACCTATGAGCGAAAAAATCATCGACACGGCGGCTCAGACCGCCGCACCAAAGACGGCAAAGAAAAAGCCTGCCGCGCCGAAGAAGGTCGCCGACACCGGCGGCTTCTGCGTCTATCTCGGTCCGACCATGATGGGCGTGATCCAGCGCGGCACCATCTATCGCGGCGGCCGGAAGGAAGTCCTTGACTCCCTTGCCCCGGTGATCGAGCAGCACCCGCTGATCGCGTCGCTGGTGGTGAGCGACGAAACGCTCCCCGCCGACCGCATCAAAGTCAAAACGCCTGGGAACCTGCTGTATGTGAATTATCACAAGCTGGCCAAGGGCATGAAGTAAGGAGGAAATTTCAATGAACCACGGCGTATATGTCTCTCAGCAGGCTACCAGCGTCAGCACCCCTGTCGTGGCGGAGTCCGGCGTCCCCTTCGTGGTCGGTCTGGCTCCTGTTCAGGCGGCGGATAAGCCTGCTGCCCCCGGCACCCCTGTTCTCTGCACCAGCTGGTCTGAGGCGGTGGAGAAGCTGGGCTACTCCGACGACTGGGCAACCTACACGCTCTGCGAATTCATGTATTCGCACTTCAAGCTGTTCGCCTGCCAGCCTGTCATTTTCTGCAATGTTCTGGATATCGCCACCGCAAAGGAGGCGTCTGCCGCAGCTGATGTTGCGGTGACGGAGCACAAGGTAAAGCTTCCCATCGCGGCCATCAACGATTCCGCTCTGGTCATCAAGCCTGCCGGCGGTACCGGCTCTGCCTATGTGTCCGGCACCGACTATAACGCCTATTACAGCGGCGAGCATCTGGTGGTGGAGCTGCTGTCTGCCGGCAGCGCCTATGATGCCGAGCAGGTAAACATCGCCTACAACAAGGTCAAGGCATCCACCGTCACCGCATCTGACATCGCCTCCGCGATGGAGAATGTGGAGCTGTGCCTGACCCTGCTGGGCATCGTCCCCGATCTGCTGTGCGCCCCCGGTTATTCTCAGCAGTCTACCGTGGCCGCTGCAATGACCGCCAAGGCAGGCAACATCAACGGCCTGTTCCGCGCCAAGGCGCTGATCGACATCGACTGCGGTGCTTCCGGCGCGCGTGCCTATTCCGATGTTCTCACCAAGAAGAACGCCGCCAACATCGCCGACGAGGACGAGATCGCCTTCTGGCCGATGGCGAAGCTGGGCGATTATAAGTTCCACCTGTCTACCCAGATGGCGGGGCTGATGGCGCAGATCGACACCGGCAACGGCGGCTGCCCCTACGAGTCTCCCTCCAATAAGGGGCTGCAGTGCGACGGCCTCTGCCTGGAGGACGGCACCGAGGTCAACCTGACGCTTGCGCAGGCCAACTACCTCAACGGCATCGGCGTGGATACTGCGCTGAACTTCATGAGCGGCTGGGTGGCGTGGGGCAACTACACCGCCTGCTATCCCTCCAACACCGATGTCAAGGATTACTTTATCCCGGTCAGCCGTATGTTCGGCTGGGTCGGCAACTCCCTCGTCAAGACCTTCTGGAGCAAGCTGGACAAGCCTATGACCCGCCGCCTGATCGACACCGTTCTCGATTCCGCCAACATCTGGCTCAACGGTCTGGTGGGTATGGGCTACCTTCTGGGCGCTCGCGTGGAGATGCTGGAGAACGAAAACCCGCTGACCAACCTCATGGCCGGCATCATCAAGCTCCATGTCTACATGACGCCGCCCTCTCCTGCTCAGGAGATCGACTTCGTGCTGGAGTATGACGCCAGCTATGTCACCAGCGCCCTGCAGGGCTAAAAGGAGGTTTGAATCATGGATCAGAGCATTATCAACTTCAAGGTCTACGAGGACTCTGTTGAATATGTCGGTATGGCACAGGCGACCCTGCCTGACCTGACCGCGCTGACGCAGTCCATCTCTGGCGCCGGCATCGCAGGCAATGTGGAATCGGTCATTCTCGGCCACTTCGACGCGATGACGCTGGGCCTTAACTTCCGCACCGTCACCGATCAGAGCGTGAAGCTCTCCGAGCCTCGCCGTCACACCATCGACCTGCGCGTTGCGCAGCAGGACGAAGATGTCGTGGCAGGCAAGGTGGTCGTCCGCGCCGTCAAGCACATTCTTGTGGTCATTCCCAAGAGCGACAAGGGCGGCTCCGTCGCCCCCGCCGCGCCCTCCAACGGCTCCGGCGAGTACGCCGTCCGCTACTGGGCGACCTACATTGACGGCAAGAAGGTGCGTGAGGTCGACCAGCTCAACTTCATCTGCTATGTCAACGGCACCGACTACCTGGCCGACGTCCGCAAGGCGCTCGGCATGTAAGAGACCTGACAAAAGCCCGGGGCGGAACATCCGCTCCGGGCATCTTTTTGAGATTTGAAAGGAGTTATCACCATGGCTGATATCAACAAGACCGTTGTTCCCGCCGACGCTTTCTCCACCGTCGATCACGACGAGTACGCCGCCGCCGAGGCGCAGGCCAAGGAGAGCGTAGGCAACTACACCCTCAAGCTGAAAAAGCCCTTCACCTTCGAGGGGCAGACCTTTGACGAGCTGAACTTCGACTTTGAGGGGTTGACCGGCGATGACGCCCTTGCCATTGAGGACGAGCTTCAGGCCATCGGCAAGCCCACCATCTCGCCTACCTTCTCCGGCCAGTTCCTGGTGCGCATGGCGGCGCGAGCCTGCACCAACACCATCATTGACGCCAGCGGCAAGCCCCGCCGTATCGGCGACGACGCCCTGCGCGCCCTGCCCATCTTCGAGTTCAACCGCGTCAGAGGCAAGGCCCGCTCTTTTTTGCTGGCATCGGAGCTGTAACCGGCGACGGCGGCGTCTGGCTCCGCAGGCAATGTCTTACGATGGCGAAAAACAATCAGACCCCCGTTTCCTACTGGCTGTCGCTGCCCCTGCCGTCCCTGTGCAAGTGGATCAAGGTCAGCAACCAGCTTGTGAAGGAGGCGCGGGAGCGACGCAAGAATAAATAAATCTGAAAGGAGGGCCGTCTATGGCAGGCCGCAAAGAGTATGAGATGCTATTCCAGCTGAACGCGCAGCTTGGAGGCAGTTACAGCAAGACCTTTAAGGCCGCCCAGCAGGAAATTGTGTCCATGCAGAAGGAAATCCAGGTCCTCTCCAAGACACAGGCGGATATTTCCGCATTCCAAAAGCAGCAGGCAGCCGTGGAAGCGACACGGAAGCGGCTGGAAATGCTGCGGCAGCAATATGACAATATCCAGCGGGAGATGGAGGAGACCGGCAACGAGTCCGCCGACATGAAGAACAAGCTGCTGGCAAAGCAGCTTCAGATCGACAAGACCTCCGCCTCGCTGGAGAAGCAGACGGCAAAGCTGAACGAGCTGAGCGGGGCTTTGGAAGAGGCGGGCGTCAATACCGACGACCTCTCCCACAGCTCCGAGCAGCTTGCCGGCAAGATCGATACGCTGAAAAAGAAGCAGGGCGAGGCCGCCGATAAAGCTATGACCTTCGGCGACAAGGCGGGGCAGGCCTTTAATCAGGTACACGAGGCCATCGTGGCCGCAGGTATCGCCGTCGCCCTAAAAGAGATCTACGAATACTTCGCCAGCTGCGCGCAGGCGTCGATGGACTTTGAGAGCGCCATTACCGGCGTCGCCAAGACCACAGACCTCACAGACGAGGAACTGGCGGCAATGTCGGATTCCATCAAGGCGCTGTCCACGGAGATCCCCGCCACCACAGAGGAGATCGCAGCGGTAGCCGAAGCCGCGGGACAGCTCGGCATCCAAAAGGACGCCCTGCTGGACTTCACCGAGATCATGACCATGCTCGGCACTGCCACCAACATGACAGCTGACGAGGCAGCAACCTCCCTTGCGCGCTTCGCCAACATTACCGGCATGGCAACGGACAATTACGGACGGCTCGGCTCTGTCATCGTTGACCTTGGCAACAACTTCGCCACAACGGAATCCGAGATTGTGGCGATGGGTACGCGCCTGGCGTCGGCGGGTAAGCTGGCCGGACTGACCGAGCCGGAGATCATGGCTCTGGCGGCGGCGATGTCCTCTGTTGGCATCGAAGCCGAGGCGGGCGGTACCGCCATGACCCAGACGCTCAACGCAATTGAAAAGGCCGTTGCAAAGGGCGGGGACGACCTCGCGGAGTTCGCCCGTATCGCGGGTATGTCCTCCGAAGAATTTTCTTCTGCGTGGAAGAACGACGCCATGAGCGCCCTGACTTCCTTCATCGGCGGGCTCGGCAAGCTGGACGAGCAGGGCGAGAGCACCGTCCTCGTACTGGAAGACCTGGGTCTGACCGGCATCCGGCAGAGCAATATGCTCAAAGCCCTGGGTCTTGCCGCAGACCAGATGACCGGCGCGGTGAACACTGCAAATACCGCCTGGCAGCAGAATACCGCCCTCACCAACGAGGCCAACAAGCGCTACGCCACCGCGCAGAGCCGGTTGACCATGATGCAGAACGCCTACAACAACCTCAAGGTAGCCATCGGCGACGCCTATACTCCCGCGCTCAGCGAGGCTTACGGCGTCGGCACGAAGGTCCTCAACAGCATTACGGCGTTCATTCAGAAGAACCCGGCGTTGGTCAATGCCATCACCGCCTTTGCAGGCGTGATCGGCGCGGTCGTCGCCGCGCTGGCTGCCTATGCGGTCGCTGCAAAGATAGCCGCAGCCGCCAGTGCCATTCTCACAGCGGCGATCCCCGGCGTCAATGTCATCATGGGCGTTACCGCTGCCGTGGCCGCAATCACGGCGGGCATCGTTGCCCTGGCCACCGCTGCGGCGAATGACGCCGTACCCAGTGTGAAGGAGCTGACCGAAGCCGCCCGCGGAATGCGGGAGGCGATGGACGAGGCCAAGGCCACCTATGATGATACCGTTACCTCCACCATGGCCGCTGCAGGCGTCGCAGACACCTACATCGGCAAGCTGGAGGAGATGGAGGCGGCAGGTCTCAATACCGACGAGCAGCACAGGCAGTACCACAACACCCTGGCTCTGCTCTGCCAGGTGGTACCGGAGCTGGCCGATTATATCGACCTCGAAACCGACACCATCAATGGTGGCACCGAAGCGCTCCGCGCCAACACTGAGGCGTGGAAGCAGAATGCCATGCAGCAGGCCTATCAGGATCAGCTCACCGAGCTGTACTCCCAGTATTCCGCCGTGCTGATTGAGGCAGAAGAAAACAGCATCGGACTCACCAAGGCGCAGTACAGTCTGGAGGCCGCCCAGCAGAAGCTGTCTGATACTTACGCGCAGATGGATGCGTTATGGGCAGACGCGCAGAAGCAGGCGGATGCCTATTACGACCAGTACGGCTATTACACCGATGCGACCGCTTTTCTCTCGCAGGAATACTACGACCTGCAAAACTCCATCTACGACACCAACAACGAGATATGGGCGGCTGAGAAGTCCATCAAAAATTACAACAAGGCGATGGAAGAGGACGCAGACGCCGTTTCCGATGCTGAGGCGGAGATCGCCCTCGCGGAAGAGGCGGTCAAGAATCTGACCGCCTCCATGAACGAAGGCACTGGCGCGTCCGAAGAGGCTGCTGCACAGGTCAGCGAGTTCCAGGCTGCCATCTCCGGCGTGCAGGAAAAGATCAACGCCCTTGTGGAGTCCTACAACGAGGCGTACAGCGCGGCATACGAAAGCATATCCGGACAGTATCAGCTTTGGGACGAGGCCGCAAAGGTCGTTGCAACCAGCGCGGGCAGCATCAATTCTGCACTGGAGAGCCAGATCACCTACTGGCAGGACTACAACGCCAACCTGCAATCCCTGACTGACCGCAGCGCCGACATCGAGGGGCTGAGCGACATGATCGCCTCCTTTGCTGACGGCAGCTCCGACAGCGTGAACGCGATCGCCGGCATGGCAGGCGCCACCGACGAGCAGCTGGCCACGATGGTAGCCAACTGGAAGACTCTGCAGCAGGAGCAGCAGAACGCGGCGGGGAGCGTAGCCGACCTCAAGACCGACTTCACGGCCACCATGGACGAGCTGCAGACGGCGCTTGCTGAGGACATTGAAGCGATGGACCTTGGCGACGAGGCCAAGGCAAGCGCGCAGGCCACCATTCAGGGATATATCGACGGAGCTGTCGGTATGCTGCCCCAGGTGACCGCTGCCTACAACCGCGTCGCCGCCGCAGCCAGAGCCGCACTGTCCGCGTCCGGTACCGGAACGGCCGGCAGCATTCCCGGCTACGCAGTTGGTACGCAGTCCGCCGCACCCGGCTTTGCCCTCGTCGGCGAAAACGGCCCGGAGCTGGTCTACTTCAACGGCGGCGAGCAGGTCATGACCGCCGAGGAGACCGCCGCTATGCGCGAGAGCATGGAGATCCAGGCCGTCACCTTCGCCCCGCAGCTGCTGGAGGCACTACACGCCATCCATGGCGACGGCGCGCTTTCGGCAGAGCCGGGCGCAGGCTCCGGCGCCGGATCGGTGGAGCTGCAGATCGTGTTTCAGATCAACGGCGGCGCATCGCCCGAGACGGTGGAAGCTCTGCGTGAGTACGGAGACGAGTTCGCCGAGCGCGTCCTTGAAGTCATGGAGGAGGCCGGCATCGACACCGCAAGGAGGGCCTACAAATGAGTAAGACCTACACCACCATTCAGGGCGATATGTGGGACAGCATCGCCTTCTCCCAGCTGGGGAGCGAAGCGTACACCGACCGGCTGATGAATCTCAATCCGCAGTATCTCGGGTACTACACCTTTCCGGCCGGGATCGTGCTGAAGCTGCCCGACCCTGCTGAGGATGTCGGCGACGCCCTGCCCCCGTGGAAGCAGGTGGTCGGATGAGCAGCCCGAATCAGGCGCGCCGCGTCACGGCGCAGATATTTTTCCAGGGCGCGGACATCACCGGCAGTATGCGCCCCTATTTCCTGTCGGCCACCTACACCGACAAGGAGGCGGACGGCACTGACGATCTGCAGCTGAAGCTTCAGGACCGCGATGATATATGGCTCAAAAAGTGGCTGGCCGATGCCATCGACGCAGCAGCCTCCGCAGGGAGCCTGTCCGCGTCCTCCAAGGCCAAGACCGATGGCGCGGCAAAGTCCTACAAGGTCACCGCCAAAAGCGGCTTGAATGTCCGCTCTGGTCCCAGCACCAGCTACGGCAAATACGGTGCTCTGGTCTGCGGCGCGGAGCTGCAGGTCGAGGGCATCGAAAACGGCTGGGCGAAGGTCAGCTATAACGGCAAAACCGCCTATGTCAGCGCATCGTACATCAAGGAATCCGGCGGCGGGGGCGGCGATGCTTCTGCCGCCGCTCCTGCCTCTGCTTCCGGCGCCGGCTTCAAGATCAGCGCCGTGTTCGTTCGGGAGAACTGGACGGGCGGCGGCAGGGATAAGGTGCTGGACTGCGGACAGTTTGAGCTGGACAGCGTTGATGCCTCCGGCCCGCCGAACACCATCACCATCAAGGCGACGGCACTTCCGTACAGCGCACAGATCCGCCAGACGGAGAAATCCAAGGCATGGGAGGCCTACACGCTTTCCGGCATCGCAAACGAGATGGCCGCTGCCAACGGAATGACTTGTATGTTCCTCGCCAACAGCGACCCGTCCTATGGCCGCGTGGAGCAGTACAAGCAGAGCGACATCGCCTTTCTCTCCAAGCTGTGCCACGAGGCGGGCATCTCTTTGAAAGCCACCAATAACCTGATCGTACTTTTCGACCAGGAGGATTACGAGAAGAAATCCCCCGTGCTGACCATCGTCCGCGGCAGCGGCAGCTACACCAAGCACAAGCTGAACGCGGGAACGGCCGGAACGCAGTACGCTTCCTGCCGCGTCAGCTACACAGACCCCGGCACAGGAAAGTGCATCGAGGCCACCGTCAAGGTCGAGGACTACAACGACAAGGCCAAGAACAACCAGCAGCTGGAGATCACCGCGAAGGTGGCAAGCGTGGCCGAGGCCAAGACCAAGGCTGAAAAATATCTCCGGCTGCACAACAAGTACGCAAAGACCGCGACCTTTACGCTGCCCGGCAATCCGGATATCGTGGCCGGCGTCACAGCCAAGCTCACCGGCTGGGGTGCGTGGGACGGGAAATACATTGTGGAGCAGGCTGCGCACTCGGTCGGCTCGTCCGGCTATACCACGCAGGTCAAGCTGCGCAAAACATTGGAGGGATATTGATGGACGAACTGCAGAATATCCTTTCGAGGCTCGTTCAGACCGGCACGGTAACGGCCGTCGACAGCGCAAAGCGCAGGGCTCGTGTCAAGTTTAAGGACACAGGCATCATTTCGGACTGGCTCTATGTGCTCCAGCACTACGGAGCGAATTTCTACATAAAGCCGGACGCAAAGCACACGCATGAGATCACGGACACCTTCACCGGCGGCGGCACAGCCAGCGAATTCCCCGACCACGACCACCTGCCCGGCTCGCATCTGACCTACTGGATGCCGAAGGTGAATGACCGCGTCCTCTGCCTATACCTTCCGGTATTCAACGGGGACGGTTTTGTGTTAGGAGGTTTTTGAGCATGGGAATGGTCGGCTGTCTGGGCGACATCGTTTTTACGGTGTCTGACCGCACGATCGAAACGATCAATAATGTCACCTGGTCTGGGTCTGCCCGGTACGCGACCCATCAGCGGCACGGCACACACGCCCTTACGGAGTTCACCGGCCTTGACCCCGACAAGATGACCTTCGACATCGTTCTCTCCGCTTACCTCGGCGTTGATCCTATCGCCGAGGTCGTGAAGCTGTGGAACTATGAGCGCGGCGGCATCGCCGTCCCGCTGGTGATCGGCAACAAGGGCTACGGGAAATATCGCTGGTCCGTGCTTGATCACAAGATGAAGATGAAAACCTATGACGGACGCGGCAACGTCACCAGCGCCACCGTGTCCGTCAGCCTGCAAGAGTATCTGAGGGGGTAAAGCTGCCATGAGCTACAAGGTGACCGCATCTGATATCGGAGCGGTGCAGCTCAACGAGACTGACACCGTCCGCTCTGTCTTGCAGAATATCGCCATTATCCTTTCCACGCGGCAGGGGACCTGTCCGTTGTATCGCGGCTTCGGTCTTCCTCAGAAGTTCGTGGATAAGCCTCTGCCGGTAGCTATGCCTATGATGTATTCCGAGGTCAAAGAGGCAGTGGAAGAATATGAGCCCCGCGCCGAGGTGGTGAATGTGACCTTTGCGGCCGACAGAAACGCCCCGGGCAGGCTGATCCCTACCGTGGAGGTGAACATCATCAATGAGTGAGAGAAATACGGGATATCAGTTTGTTTCTACCGACACCGAAGCGGTGGAATCGCTGCTGATCTCCATTTACGAAAAAATCACCGGCGTCAGCGTGAAGCCCGCCAGCCCCGAAAAGCTGTTTATCCAGTTCGTGGCCGCCGTGGTGATCCAGGAGCGCGGGCTGAACAATTACACAGGCAATCAGAATATCCCAAGCCGCGCGGAAGGGGAAAACCTGGACGCGCTGGCCGAGCTGTTCTATGTCACGCAGCGCCCGGCGGCGCAGGCTGCGGTCTGCACCGAGCGCTTCCATATCTCCGAGGCACAGACCACGGCGATCCTCATTCCTGCCGGTACGCGCGTCACTGACGCCAGCGGTACGCTGACATGGGAGACGGTCGCGGATGCCTATGTATCCATCGGCGAGACCTATGCCGATGTGCAGATCCGCTGCCAGACTGTTGGTGCGGTCGGCAACGGCTACGCAGTGGGACAGATCAACACCTTCGTTGACCTGTTCGACTACTGTGAGCGCTGCGAAAACCTCACCGCCAGCGATGACGGCGCAGACCAGGCCACTGACGACGAGTTCTATGAGCTGATGCGCGCCAGTCAGGACGCTTACAGCTGCGCCGGAGCCAAGGGTGGGTATATCTACTTTGCCAAGCAGGTCAGCACCAAGATCGCCGATGTGGTGGCGAACAGCCCCAGCGACGGAGCGGTGGACCTCTATGTCCTCATGGACGACGGCACCATCGCTACCACGGAGCTCAAGAATGCTGTCCTCGCTGCCTGCAACGATGACACGGTGCGGCCGCTGACAGACAAGGTCTCTGTCAAGGACCCGCAGAAGGTGAGCTACAATATCACCTTCACCTACTATGTGCCGAAGGACAGCTCCCTCAGCTCCACAGAGATCAAGGCTGCGGTCGACAAAGCCGTGGCTGAGTTCGTCGCGTGGCAGTGCGGGAAGCTGGGGCGCGACATCAACCCCTCCGTGCTGATTGGAAAGCTCATGCAGACCGGCATCAAGCGCGTGGCGCTGACCAGCCCGGTCTTTACCACGCTGCGGGATGGCTCCGACGACACGACGCCGCAGGTTGCGTCGGTCGGGACCATCACGGCCACGAACGGGGGCTACGAGGATGAATAAGGCGCACGGCATCACGAAGGAAAACCTGCTGGCCTCCTTGCCGGCAGTCCTTGCCAATGACGACAATATGGCAGCACTTGCCTCTGCCGTTGCCGAGGTGCTGGCTGCCCGCGTAGGCGAGATTGAGCGCGTGTCGATCTACTCACAGATCGACCGGCTCCCGAACGAGCTGCTGGACATTCTGGCGAACGACTTCAAGGTTGACTGGTGGGACGCCAACTACACCCTGGAGGAAAAGCGCCGGACGCTGAAAGACTCATGGAATGTTCACCGCAGGCTCGGCACCAAGGCGGCGGTTGTGCTGGCGATCTCCGCCATCTACCCCGATACGCAGGTCAGCGAATGGTGGGAATACGGCGGCAAGCCGTACCACTTCAAGCTGCTGATCGACGCCACCTATGAGAATGTCGACCCCGTCAGACATCAGCGCGTGATCGACCGCGTTGACTTTTACAAGAATCTGCGCTCGGTGCTGGACGAGGTAGAATACTACGACGCCGGAGGACTGGCAACAGAGTATTTCGGCGCGGCCTGTATCGGCTGCGAGCTGGTCGACAGCGCAGCCGCCATTCGATACTGACACGGAGGTGTTTCACTATGGCAACATGGAACGGCGTCATCACCAACGCCGGCAACAGCCTGCTCAATGAGTGGGTGAATGAAAAGACCCTGAACTTCGACAGCGCAGCTGCGGGGCAGGGCACCGTCGCGGCGGCGGCAATGATGGCACAGACCGCCCTCGTCAATGAAAAGCAGACCGCGAGCCTGCTGGGCGGCGAGAGAGTATCTTCCGGCATTCGCCTGAAGCTCCGCATCGCTGCGCCGAATACGGCCTATACGCTGAATCAGTTCCGCGTATCTGCCAGCGTGGACGGAGGAGCGTCCGCCATGATCGCCTTGTTCCAGCTGGAGCAGGGCGTTCCCATTCCCAGCAAGACAGAATCGCCGGACTTCGTCTACACCTTTTACGCGCTGATCTCCTGCTCGAATACCGGCACATGGACGGTGACGGTCGACACCAGCGCCTGCGTCACGCAGAGCGATATGTCCGCCGCCATCGCTGAGGCGGTAAAGACCAAGCAGGACAAAATCATGGTCAAGGGTCTGCTGCTGGGCGACGGGAACGGGAATATCTCTGCGGCAGTCGCCGGAAAGGACTACGGTTATCCGCTTGCAACAGGCTCAGGAGCGCCGACAGACACGACCGAGGGTACCGCAGGGCAGCACTACTATGACAGCGCTACGGGCAAGGAATACGTCTGCAGCGGCAAGGACAGCAGCGGCAAGTATCAGTGGAAGCTGTCCGGCGCCAGCGACGCGGCCGATCTGACCTATAACGGTGAATCGCTCGACACCTTCCTTGATGGCGTTTCCAGCGACCTCGAAACTCTCTCCAAGGGGCTGGACGGAAGTAAGCCACTCACCGGCAAGACCGATCCGACCTCCAGCACGAAGGGCTCGGTCGGCCAGTCGTATCTGAACACAGACACCATGCAGACCTTCTACTGCACGGCAGCCAACGATCAGACCGGCGTATATACATGGGAAAAGCCCAAGGGCGGCGGCGTGGCTCCACAGCTGGAGGTCTCTGTTGCCACCGGATCGGCTATCACCTGTACGAACGGCGAGACTACGCTGACTGGCACCAGCGTCGGCGGTAAATGCGTTTTTGATCTCCCTGGCTACGGTACATGGTCGCTGTATGCCACGCTGAACGGGCAGACCACCGCCACCGAGACTGTGGTCGTGGATCAGGTCAAGCAGTACGCGGTGACGCTGAGTTACTTCGCGGCTACGCTGACCGTAACGGCGGAATCCGGCGCAGTCGTGACCGCCGCGCTTGGCACGAAGCAGTATACCGGCACCTGCGGCAGCAACGGCAAGTGTGCGCTGACCGTCAACTATGCCGGCACCTATTCCGTGACGGCCACCAAAAGCGGGGTATCCTCGTCCACGGCGTCCGCATCGGTGTCGACCTCCGGCGGCAGTTACACCGCAACGGTGAAGTTCTGCACCCTCACCGTCACCATCGACAGCGGCTCTACGGTCAAGGCGGTCAACGGCTCCACCACACTCACGGCCACCAGCAGCGGAACGGCAAAGTTCTACCTGCCGAACACCGGCACGTGGAGCGTCACCGCCACCAAGAACGGCGAGACGGCCACCGGCAGCGTAGCTTGCAGCTCCTACACCGGCTATACGCTGGAGCTGTCCTATGTCAAGGTCTTCGGCGTTTGCTGGAATTACAATGCGCAGTCGACGGCTCTGACGCGGCTGAAGAAGGCCACCGATCCGAACGGACTGGTCAATGTCGACATCACCACGAATCCCGCGCCTGCGGTCGGTACCGGCGCCGGCAGCTCTCCCTTCGACAACTATCTCCCGTGGAGCGGCATGGACGAGTACAACATCATCAACAATGCCGTAAGCTACAAGAAGGGGCAGAGCGGCTTCTCTCGAAGCAGCTACGATACCGTTGTCTTTATCCCCGAGTATTACTTCCGTATTATCGACGATGCCGCCAACAAGAAACGGTACTTCTACATCGCGGATAAGGCCAAGAGCGGCTTCACCAAGCATCCCGGCTCCGGGAAGTACGTGGGCCGCTACAACACCGTCAGCGGAAACGCCTCCAAGTCCGGCGCCACGCCCCTGAACAGTCAGACCCGGGCGCAGTTCCGCACCGGCGCCAAGGGGAAGGGCAGCAAGTGGTCGTTGCACGACTTCGCCGCCTGGAATGCGGTCTGGCTCCTGTACCTGGTGGAGTTTGCCGACTGGAATAGCCAGGCGCAGATCGGCCGCGGCAACGTGGACAGCAGCTCCCTGAAGAGCACCGGCGGCACGGACAGCATGAGCTACCACACCGGCCGCGCCTCCGGCACCGACGGAAAGACCCAGGTACAGTATCGCCACATCGAAGACCCCTGGGGCAACATCTGGGAGTGGATCGACGGCGCCAACTTCAACAACCAGGCCGCCTACATCTGCACCAATCCGGCCAACTATGCCGACGACACCACCAGCAACTACACCGCCGCCGGCGTCACCCTCTGCTCCTCTGGCTGGATCAAGGACCTGGGCCTCAGCAATACCTTCCCCTGGGCTTTCCTCCCGGACGCCAATGGAGGAAGCGAGACTACCTACATCGCGGATTACGTGTACTCGAACTCCGGGTGGCGGGTGCTCATGGTCGGGGGTGGCTGGAGCAGTGGCTCGAATGCCGGGCTCTTTTACTTCAATGCCAACAACTCCTCGTCGAACGCGAACACCAACATCGGCGCGCGGCTACTTGTTTTTCCGATGTCATCATTGCGCAGGCTTTTCCGCACCGCTTGGTGAAAATATTGCCGGGAGGACAGGGTTTAGTAGGCCTCGGCTCGAAAGACCTTGCAGGCAAACAAGGAGCATCGGGAAATGCCCAAGAGAATTGGATTCCTCTATGAGAAGATGGAGGACAAAGGCTTTATTCGCCGCGTCATCCTGGAGGCCTCGCGCGGGAAGCGCAAGCGCCGGGAGGTGCGCCGGGTGCTCAAAAACCTGGATGAATATGTGGACAAGACCTATGAGATGATCGTGTCCGAGAGCTTTGTCCCCACCCCGCCGAAAGAGCGGGAAATCTACGACGACAGCAGCCAGAAGCGGCGTATCATCAAGGTCGTCCCTTTCTGGCCGGACAGCGTGATGCACTGGCTCCTGGTGACCGTCATGAAGCCCGTGCTGATGCGAGGTATGTATCACTGGTCCTGCGCCTCCATCCCCGGGCGGGGCGGGAAGCGCGTCCAGAAGCATATCCGCCGCACCCTGCGGGACGACCCGGAGGGTACGAAGTACGCCGCCGAGCTGGACGTCAAACACTATTACCCCAGCATTCCGATCAAGCGCCTTATCTGGGCGCTGGCCCGGAAGATCAAGGACAAGCGGCTCCTGCGGACGGTCTACGCCGTACTCCAATCCTGCGGCGGCGGCCTGGCTATCGGGTACTACATCTGCCAATGGCTGGCGAACTACTACCTGGAGGAGCTGGACCACTACATCATGACCCTGCCCGGGGTCAAGTACATGGACCGCTACATGGACAACATCACCCTGCGCGGCCCAAACAAGAAGCAGCTGCATAAGGCCCGGAAGTCGATCGAGGCCTTTATGCAGCGGCGGCTCGGCCTGCGCATGAAGGAGAACTGGCAGATCTATCGAACGACTTTTACCGCTGCCGTTGCCAAGAGGCACAGCCTCATGGATGCACGGAAGCAGCGGCTCCGCCGTCCGCGCATGGTTTCCGCTGTGGGCTACCGCTTTTCCCACACCCACATCATTCTGCGCAAACGGAATTTCCTGCGCTTCGCCCGCCAATGCCGCCGGGTGAAGAAACTCATAGACGCGCAAAAGCCCATCTCGTTCAGGCAGGCCTCCGGGCTTTTGAGCCGGATCGGGCAGCTGCGGCATTGTGACAGCCACAACATCAGGGTCAAATACGTCGACCCCATCGGGGTCAAGAATCTGAAGGAGGTCGTGCGACATGAGAGTAAGGGGCGACGTGCAGCCCAGCAACGCCTTTACAGTGGAGGAGCAGCCTAAAAAGCTGGGCTTCTGCCTGGTGCGCTTTTTTGAAAATCCCCAAGAGTTTTCAGAGGAACAGGGCGAACTGACGGTCAGCGGATGGGAGTATGATGAATACCACCTGGAGATGGCCGACACCGGCAGCCTGGAGGAAGATGTTCTCAACAATTATGACGCCCTGCTGGAACAGGCCAAGGCCGCCGAGGCGGAGAACGAGGACGGCAGTTCCGAGGGCCTGGAGGCACGTGTGGACGCGCTGGAGTCCGGCAAGGCCGACAAGGACGAGGTGCAGGCCGTTTGGGACGAAATGGCCGCCGCATACAACGAGGGGGTGCAGGAAGCATGATGACGAACCAGGAGCTCATTTTGGGCGTGATGCGCGCCCAGGGCAAGGCTGACGCGCTGGACCTCCGCGCCCGGGCGCCGGAGCTGGACGGCACGGCGCTCATTGACGAGGAGAACAAGATCCCGGTATTCGACGGCTCGAAGGACTACTCCAGCTGGAAGGCGGGCTCGCCGGTGCGCGATCTGGTGGACGGCGAGTGGCAGGTGTTCACCCTGCTCCAGCCCCACAACGCCAGCCACTACCCGGGGAGCACCCCATCCAACACGCCGGCGCTGTGGTCGATCCGGCACACCAAAGACCCCAAGCGGGCGAAGCCGTGGCTGGCCCCCAACGGCACCAGCGGGCTCTATGAGCTGGACGAGTGCGCCACGGAGAACGGCCATGTGTACCAGAACGGCCACGACAACAACGAATTCAGCCCCTCCGCGCTCCCGGAGAGGTGGACGGACCTCGGAACCATCGAGGAAGTTCAGGGAGCCTGATGTAGCAGACGGAGACAGCAGCACCGCAGCCGCGGGGCTGCTTTTTTCGTGCCATTCTGGAGGGGGTGATACCGATGATACAACTTGACTTCGGGGCGCTCGTGCTGGCCTTTATTGCCGCGATGGGCGTCCCGTCTGCAATCATGGGGCTTATCGTCTGGGCCTTGAAGAAGCGCATTGACGCCAGAGAAAAGGATCAGGACGAGAAGAACAGAGCCCAGCAGAAGCTTATGGTGCTCCTCGTCCAGAGCACCAGGGCCTCTATTGCCCTGGGTGAAGCCACGGCCCACGCCATGCAGCGGGGCCATACCAACGGCGACATGGAGGCCGCGTTGAAATACGCGGCCGATGTGAAGCATGAGCAGAAGGACTTTTTGGCAGAGCAGGGAATTCACAACCTGTTCGACGAGTGAAAGGAGAATCGCTATGACTTTTGACATTACTCCCATCGTTGAGGCCGTCGTCGCCGTCGTGTGCGCCGTCGTGACCTGTGTCCTCATTCCATACATCAAGAGCAAGACCACCACCGAGCAGCAGAAGGAGATCAACGCCTGGGTGAAGATCGCCGTCTCCGCCGCAGAGCAGATTTACACCGGCTCCGGCCGCGGCGAGGAGAAAAAGGCCTATGTTCTGGAGTGGCTTCGGTCCCACGGCATCACCGTGGACGACGAGAAGCTGGACGCCATGATCGAGGCAGCCGTCTATGAGCTGACCCAGGGCATCATCCCCCTGGAGGGCGTTGCTATCGTGGAAGGCGGTGACACCAATGACGGCGATTGACAGAGTAATCGCGACCGCCCGGGCAGAGATCGGCTACATCGAGAAGGAGTCCAACTCCCAGCTCGACAACCCGACCGCCAACCCTGGAGACGGCAACTGGAACAAATATGCGCGCGACCTGGACGCCCTGGACATCGTCTACAATGGCGATAAGAACGGGTACGCATGGTGCGACATCTTTGTGGACTGGTGCTTCATTTACACCTTCGGCCTGGAGCTGGGAATGGCCTTGCTCTGCCAGGCAAAGGAGGGCTTGGGCGCCGGCTGCACCTACTCCGCCCGCTACTACAAGGACAAGGGGCAGTTCCACACCAGCCCCCAGGCCGGGGACCAGATCTTCTTCACCAACGACGGCGGCAAGACCATGTACCACACCGGCCTCGTGGTGAAGGTGTCCGGCGGACGGGTCTACACCATCGAGGGCAACACCAGCTCCGCCGCCGGCGTTGTGCCTAACGGCGGATGCGTCCGGGACAAGAGCTACCCCCTGGGGGCCAGCTACATCGGCGGCTATGGCCGCCCCGACTATTCCCTTGTCCCGGACAGCGGGGAGCCCGAGACTCCGGGCGGGACGACCGGCGGCACCTACACCGTGGCAGCGGGCGACTCTCTCTCCGCGATCGGCAGCCGGCTCGGCGTGGCCTGGCAGGACATCGCCCAGGCCAACGGGATCACCGCCCCGTACACTATCTACCCCGGACAGATTCTTGTAATTCCTGTGGAGGAGGATGACGACGACATGAGCTACGAAAAGTTCAAGGAGTATATGACCCAGTACCGGAAGGAGCTCCAGGACAACGACTGCGGCGACTGGAGCGCGGAGGCGAGAGAGTGGGCCATCAGCGTGGGGCTGTTCGCCGGCAACGGCACTACCGTTGATGGCGAGCCCAATATGATGTGGCAGGACTTCCTCACCCGTGAGCAGGCCGCCCAGCTGTTCTATCGCTTCGCCCGCGACCACGGCCTGGCATGAGCGGGATGGAGAAGATGCTCCTGCTGGTAGCGGGGCTGCTTCTGGTCCTGGTGGGCATGGCACTGGCGGCCATGCGCCGGCCGGCGCGGAAGCGGAGAAGCAAGCAGGAGCCGAAACTGCAGCCGCAGAAGACGGACTTCTCCAAGCGGCTCATATCTGACATCCGGGTGCTTCTCTGGGTGGTAACGGTGGGAGGCCTGCTCCTTGCGGCCTACTGCATACGGTCTGGGTTCACCGGGTCGTTGCCGTGGGTCTCCGCTATGGTCGGCCTCCCCTGGGCCGCCCACGGAACCGTCTGCTCCTTCTACCTCAACATGGCGAAGTCCGACCACAGCCAGGGCGGGATCACCTACGAGGCGGCTAAGGCCGCAAACTTCAATGTCCCCCAGGAGCCGGAGGGTTCTGTCGACAGCCCCGCAATATGACATAGACCCCCTCGCAGGATTGAATTCCTGCGAGGGGGTCTTTTTCGTTTTCCAGGCAAAGCGCCAGAGCGCCTAGGAGCGCGCGTTTGCCCTTGGGCGTGCGTCTACCCTCCGCCGTCAACTCCTGGCCGTTGCAACTCATTTACGGGGCCGTGCGGGGCATTTCCGGGCGGCTCCATGATGTCCACCCCCACGATCTCCACCAGCCGGTCGCTCTCCGCCCCCATATTCAGCATCGAGCCCACCCGGTAATAGGCGCGGATGTCCTGCTCGGCGCCGTGAATCCTGGTGGTGATGGTGTCGCCGTCGGCCAGGTGGACGACCACGACCTTCTCCGTGCAGAGCTCCAGGTGTTGGCAGAATTCTTCATAGCCCATTTCACCCCGGGCCTTCATGGCGTCGCTGACGGCCTGGAGCTCAGCGGGCGTCCAGTCTCTACTCATCGTCCGCCGCCGCCCATCCCGCTTCCAGTAGGTCGTCGAAGCCGTTGTAGACATCTTCCAGCAGGAGCCTGCCGTCCTGGCCAACAATGACGCCGGCTGCCTCGTCGCCGTACTCGTCATGTTCCAGCAGGAAGCAGTGGGCCCGGTAGGTCTTTGGCTCTCCGTTGACATCCGGGGTGATGGCGTACCAGCCGTCATCAATGACGTGCCAGGTGCCGTAGTGACCGTCGACCTGGATGTGCTCGCTGTCTCTGGTAATCATAATCATACCTCCTATTCGGTTTTCAAGGTCGTGTATGTAAAAGGGGCGGCGATTTTCCCCTGTGCCGACGGGTTCCCGCGACGCCCCAGGCGGGGCGTTTCGGCCTGTTCCCGGCAGGCCATCATCAGGCGGGGGTTACCAGGTATCACGGTGCGGAATGAACTCAACCTCGGCGCCAGCCGGAATCGGGTCGCACGGCTCTCCGTCGAAGTCGTTGTCTTGCTTCGTGCAGATAGCCGGATAGCGATCCGCCCGGGGGTCGACATCGACATACAGCCGGCCGCCACACTCGTAGACCGGACGGCTCCAGCTGTCGCGGCCGACGAAGGTCAGTTGCAGGGGCATCTCCCACTCCACCGGATTTTTCATAATTGCCCAAGCGGACAACGGGAGCTTAAACCCGCCAGCCATATCCTCTATGGCCTCGAGCGTCCCGCACTCGTCGCACACCTGCACCCCTGCGCGCCGGCTCAATGCGTTCCTCGACGGGTTGATGTCCATGGATTGCCTACCGCACCTGGGACACGGGAAGTCCTTCCCGTATTGCTTTGCTGCGAATTCCTCAATAAACTCTCTCGGACCGTTCATTGGTATCCTCACTTTCTGTCGTGGATCTCCTGGAGTTCGTCAATGGTCGCCATGTCGACCTCCAGGGCGTCAATCATGCTCTGGAGACCATCCGCCAGGCTCTTGGCCTCCGGGTGCGCTCCGGCACCTTCCAGGGCTTTTTCCTGCATCGCGCGGTAATTGTCAATCTCAGCCCGGATGCCGCGCCGGGCGTAGGACAGAATCTTCAGGTAAGTCATGCACATCACCTCCCGTCAGGCCGCCGGGGTGGCGGCGTCCTTGGGGGCCTTGGCGGCCTGCTCGGTCTTGACCTTGGCAGGCTTTTTGGCCGCAGGCTTCTTCGCGGCCTGCTTCTTGGGAGCGGGAGCCGGTGCGGTACCGGTCTCGATGGCCTCAATCTCGTCCAGCTTTTTCACGATCCGGCGGGCCTTCTGGAGCTCGCCGCGCACGGTCTTCAGCTCGGCCTCCTTGTCGGCGATGGTCTTGCCCAGGGCCTCGAAGGACACCAGAGCGTCGGAGCCGGTGATGGACTGGGCCAACTTCTGGAGGCCCCGGAGCTTCCGCAGGTCGGCGCACAGGGCCTCGGCGGCGGTCAGCTTCTCATTGATGATGTTCATGTGCTCAGTCTTAGTCATGGTAATTTCCTTTCTCCCCGTAGGCCCGGTAGGTCAGGCGATAATTAACCCTCTGCGATTTCTTCGATGGTTCCGTAAAGGTCTTCTATGTCCAGTTCTCCAAGAGAGTCAACGACACCCTCCAGAGCATCGATGTACTCCTGCATCTGCTGTCCTCTGTCTGATTCCTGGAGCCCCTCCGGCAAGTTGTCGTAAGCCTCCTGCTCCTCGTTCAAAACATCCTGCAGGGCTTCCTTGACAGTTTCCAGGACGGTCGAGAGCTCGTCCATCTGCCCGAGGATTGTCCTTAGCGACTTGCGCCGAATCCTGTTCATGTCCTCGCCCCCTCAAAATGGCAGGCAAAACAGCCAGAGTTTGTGGATCACGCTGCTCTCTGGGTGCTTCTTATGGAGATCGTCCACGATGTCGAGGATCTTCATCCCGACGGGGTTGTACCCGAAGAAGTGCCAGCGAACGCCGTCGAACCGCTGATAGAAGCGGCTCGTGTGCCACCGGCGCTGGATGGTCCAGCGGCCGGGGTACATGGCGTTCATCAGGAGCTTACAGGTCCTCGCGGTGTAGGTGATGCGTCCGACCTTCTGGCCGTGGAGCTCGAACCGGGTGCCAACCGGCATCGTCATCACCTCGGCCGCATAAGCGACCACGGAAAGGATAGCGGGTTTCTTCATGGGTCTCCCTCCTCAAATCTCGTCGCTGCCGTCGATCTCGAAGGTGGTGGTGACGGCATCGCGCTCCAGGATGAACATGACGTTGGTGATCGTCTGGCCCTCGCTGTGCTCCTTGATGTCCTTGGCCAGCCGGTACAGGTTCTCGACGGTGGGCTGGAGCACGTCCGCGCTCTTTAGCATCTTATCGTACTGATCGTAGGTGCCGCGGGTGTAGAGGTCGTTCTTGATGCAAGCGGCCTGGACGGAATCATCGGACCAGCGGCGAATTGCCTTGATGTCGGGGGTGTTCATGGTTAGTTATCTCCTTTCTGTTCCGGCTTGAGCTTGAAAGCATCGAACAACCGCTTGTCATCTTCGCCGTAGATCGTCTCCACGGTGGTTAGATTCCCAAGGGCCTTGCTCATCGGGGTTCCGTAAGTGCCGCGTTCCCACAACCCAGATGCCTCCGCCATCTTCCAGAAGCAGTTGACCTCGATGCCGGCGTTGGGGCCGGGGAATGCGTGATGCTTTGTAAATCGAGCCCTGATGAAGTTCTCACACCACTCAACCTTGACCTGTTTCATTTCGCGTTCTCCTTCGTTTCTTTTGAGTTATTATATGTTGTTATCGTGTTCCTGTGAGCATACGATACATCATTCTGCTCGTCTTGTCAACACCTATTTTCGCTTTTCTTGAAAAAAGTTTTGACAAAGCGAAACTTGCGTGCTATTGTATTCTCGAAGGAGGTGAGCCCCGTGGTGTCATACAAACCGCTATGGCATACCCTGATTGACAGGGACATGAAGAAGATGGAGCTGGTGGAACGGGTGGGAATGAGCCGAGCAACATTGAGCAAGCTGAACAATGACCACTATGTCGCTCTGGAAGTGCTGGATCGGATCTGTGAGGTCCTGGACTGTCCCATTGAGGCAGTCGTGGAAATAACAAAAGGCCCGGACAAATGATGTCCGGGCCGGCAGGGAGCAGAGCTACCTGTTTGACTTGTTATGTATTGGAACTCCGGTTCTGGTTCGGACTCGCGGCTCTTGGTTCGGCTCGCGCACAATGAGGTCCGAGATCTCGCATCCGAGTGCCTCACATATCAAGTCCAGGTGTTCCAAATTGACCCGCTCGGCAATCTCATGGTACAGGTCGTTGATGGTGGACGGCCTGATTCCAGTTGCTCGGGCCAGATCAGCCTGAGTCCACCTCCGCTCGCCAAGCCGGGTGGACAGTAAAATCCTAATCATAGCCATGCTCCTTTTCGTTAGATTCTAACAGTCATTTTAGAATCCCGCAGGCTTTTGTTAGGAAATAACGAAATAGGTTACAAAACATGAAAAAAGGCTACCGAATAGGGGAAATCCCTAAACGGTAGCCTTTTTTCATTTTTCCGCTTTGAGCGGGCAAGCCAATACGAACACGCCACCGACCATGTAGATGGTCGGGGCCTGGTTCGTATGGCTCTCTTTTGGTGGACCGGAAGGGGGCACATACGAACCAGTAGCGGAGCTCGGATTTTCGATGTCTGCGACAACGGAGGCATCCAGCGGGATCCGGACTGTATTCTGTTTTCCAGAGAAGCTGAAGACGATCTTCATGTCATCGTCATAAAGATACACCGCCACGAGGAAGGTGTCAAAAAGTTTCGCCTGGTACCGCTTGTCCTTGATGTCCCCGTCCCGGTACATGGTCAGGCCGGCGACAATATCCTCCCTGGGGATTACGATGATGTCAGCCCGGCCCGCGGCGATCTGGGCGGTGAGCCTGGCCTGTTCGGCCTCCAGTTCCAGAAGACGGCCCTTCGTGGTGTCCGTGATAATTCCCTGCTCAATGGCTGACATCAGATTCTTGATGGAGCGCTTGACCTCGGCCAGCTCGCCTTCCAGAACGGCCACATGAGAGGCGGCCTCCTGTTTTTTTGCATATTCAACCGTGCTGTCGGCGATCCACTCGATGATGTCTGGCCGCAGGGCGTAGCCCTGAATCGCCCTGGCCACTGCTTCTTCGATGACATCCCGGCGGACATTCCGCTTGTCACAGCTCTTTTCCAGGCGGTGACGCTGACACGAGTAATAGTAATGCAAGGCGCCGCTGCGCGCGGTACCGGATATGCCGACCATGGGGCTTTTGCAGTGGCCGCAGTACAGTTTGCCGGTCAGCAGATATTCCCCGTATGACCGGGGCCGGCCCTGTGGATTCTTTTTCGTCTTCAACACCTCCTGGACCTTGTAGAACAGCTCGTCGCTGATGATGCGGGGAATGCCACCCTCCACGCGGATGTCATCGTAGATATAGACGCCAAGGTACCGCTCGTTGGTGACCAGGGCGTGGAAGCTGTTCTTTCCCCACGGCTTCCCTCTGCTGGTCTTGATGCCTCTGGCGTTGAGGTCGTTTGCGATGTCGACGAATGGCTCCATGCAGGCCACACGGATGAAGATCTCCTGAACGATTGCGGCCTTGGGCTCGTCCAGGGCGTAGCGCCCGTCCTCCCCGCGCACAAAGCCCAGGGGCAGGCTCCCGTTGACCTTGCACTGCAGCGCGTTATCGTTGAGGCCCCGGCGGATGTCCTCGGCCATGTTCTCGGAATAGAACTGATTGACATTCATCATGGAGCGCAGGGCGAAGCGGCCGGCTGCGGTGTTGTCGAAGTCCTCCTCCGTGTAGAGAACACGGATGCCCATATCGTTGAGCTTGGCCTCGTTCATCATGGCCTGAAGCATATTCCGGCCCATGCGGTTTGACTTCCAGGCGACCACATAGCGGAACTTCCCCTTTTCAGCGTCCCGCATCATCCGCTGGAAATCGGGCCGCCGGTCCGTCTTCCCGGACACAGCCCGGTCGGCGTAGACCTCCACGATCCGGATGCCCTGGGCTTGGGCAAATGCCATGCACTCGCGGATCTGCTGCTCGATGGAGGCGTCCTTCTGGGCGTGGCTGCTGTATCTGGCGTAGATGATGCCGTCTTCCTGCTCCTGGAGTGTGGCCCCTCTTCTCATTACCAACGGCGTCACCTCTCCTTCTACTGATAGACTTACTAAAACTGAATATATAGACTTAGACTTTAGAACAGGTATAGGTGTAGGAATAGATATAGAGAGTAGATATAGGCGCGTCGCGCGCGTACGCGCGCGAGTATCCATACCGTATCCATACCCTATCTATACGGTATCGCTCATTCTGACGGATGCAGTTCATCGACAACGCTCCAGAACTCATCCTCCGTAAAGATTGGCACGGAACGATCCACGGCTTGGTCAATCTTCCTCTGCTGTGGATTCGCACCACACAGGAGGAAGGTCGAGCGGGAAGAAACAGAGCCGGAAACCTTCAGGCCGAGCGCATCAAAAATCTCCATCGCCGTCATCCGGTCGCAGCAAGTGAGCTCGCCAGTAAGGACGACTACGCTTTCTTTGCGCCGGATGAGTTCTGACAGGAGCGGGGAATCCTGGGGGCGCCCCCTCATGTTAACCAGCCTCCCTAAGTCGAACAGCCGTCCCGGTGGCGCAGATATTGGAGCCAAACGGTTCAAAGCGAGCTGCCACAATAGCATCTGCCCCCATGGCCGCCGCCTGTTGCTGGAGAGCATCAGAGGCGCCTTCCACTCCGGCCTGCCACCCTCGCTGCACCCCCTTGTTCCCGGCAGCCAGCACCATGACCTGAGCTGCCGATACCACGCCCAGATATTCAGAGATGGCGTAGCCCTCGATATACTGCGATGTTGTGATAATCATGCCGTATCCTCCTGTTGCAACGATTATTCTGCTTGTCGATTTCCGTCAAAAGTGATTTAATATCTTTTTTCGCCAGAAGATATCGTCTCTGCTATAATGGTGTTACTGCCGGCAGCGATACCAAATGAAAGGAACTGGGCGATATGGAACACAAGCACGAAGACACGACCACTGCGCGCCGAGAGCTGAAACAGCTGTTCGTCGCCGAACTTTTCTCTAAGCTGCCGGAGGAGAAACAGGACATCGTCATTGACCAGATAATAGCCCTTTTATCACATGAATGACCAGGGCCTGCTGTTCCTCATTCAGCAACCCAAAGAGCTCAATATACTCCTTCGTGCGCCCATCGCCGGTCTCGGCGGTGGGCGTTACATTTCTCTCCATAGAGACATCGAAGCCCATCAGCCACGCTTCGGAGACGCCCAAGGCCAAGCCCAGAATGGATAGTTTGTCCTGGCCAGGCTCCACCTTCCCGGAAACATACTGGCTTAGGTCATTCTTATTGAGCTTCACCCCGTAGCGATTACAATACGGCTCCGCCGCCTTGAGGATATCGACCTGACGAAGTCCCCGGGCGCTCATTATTTGTTTCAATCGCTGGGCCGTTGTGTAGCTTTTCATTGTATAAGCCCTCCTTTAAGGCGTGGTTCCATTATAATACACCTTGAACATAAGCTCAAGAACAAAAAGAAAAAAAGTTCAAACTTTTTGAAAAAAGGGGGTTGTAATTCCCTTTTGCCTGTGGTATATTAACGACAGGTTCAATAGTTTTAAACTTTTACACAAGGAGAAAGGAGGAACCGGAAATGGCGTATGATTACAGCAAGCTCCTGGGGCGCATCACTGAAAAGTATAGGACGCAGGCGCAGTTTTCGGGGGCGATGGGTATGTCCGAGCGGAGCCTGTCTCTCAAGCTGAACAGTAAGGTTGCGTTCAAGCAACCGGAAATCACAAAGGCCTGTTCGCTGCTGGAGATTGTCGACGCCGACATACCCGCATATTTTTTTACCCTTAAAGCTCAAGGCGCTTGAACCTCTGGGAAAAGGACGGAGGCACAACAATGCACGACCGGCAGCTGAGGGTCCCGGCGGATGCCGGGAGCGGCCCCATTACCATCAACACGGCGGCGATCCCGGCCCATGTCCGAGAAGACCTTGCCGCCGCGACCCTGGAGCTTATCCGGGGAATCCTCCGGCAGCCCGGAGGCCGTGAGCGGCTGGATGCCAAGAAGGCCGAGCTGGCCGCCAAGCAGAATCAGACAGAAAGGAGCGTGAGATTGTGATTTTCAGGGCTTGCCCCGTTTGCGGGTGCGCTTTGGACCCGGGAGAGCGGTGCGACTGCCTGGAAACGGCAAAAGAGGCCGCACCCGCTGCCACGGGAACGACCTCTGCAAAATGGACCTATCCCAAGGATACCAGCCGAACGGCTGCGAGTCAAGGGCGCAAGGGGGTGTCGGAATGCCGAATGAGCTGAGGTGCCTCCGCGTTGACCTGGGCCTGCCGGCCAAGGACATGGTAGCCGTCGTCCAGGAGCTCTACCCCAAGTACGACAAGACTATGCAGAGCAAGTGCGAGAACGGCGACGACTATGGAATCTCCATTCGGCCGGACGCCATGAAAGCCCTCTATGCAAAATTTGCACCCAACGGAACAAAGGTCAGCAGGCGCAAGAAAGACCGACACAGGCTGGCAAACCGTGTCTCGTGCCGCCTGGAGGACGCCGATATGGAGGCGTTGCAACAGCGCATGGAGGCCGACGGGTACGCCACCGCACAGGAACTCCTGGCCGACCTGGTGCAGCGGTATCTGCGGGGAGGTGACGCGGATGCATGACCTCCCAGATCACCCCATCATTCGCAACCTGGAGCGCACCGGCTACCCGGACGGCAAGGAGCCCAGATACCCCCACTGCCCTGTCTGCGGCGAGGAATGTGAAATCATTTATCGCCGTTACAGTGACGACGAATGCGTCGGATGCGATGGCTGCTTACAAGCCAAAGACGCATGGGAAGTCGAAGATTGCTTCCCGGAAAGGAGCGGAAATGCCTAAATTCTACTTCACCTACGGCACCGACGGTCAGCCGTTTGTCGGCGGCTGGACGGAGGTCGAGGCCCCGGACCGCCGCGCGGCCTGCGCCGCATTTCGGTCATATCACCCCGACAAGACTGAGGGCCTGCTGAACTGCTCTTCCGTGTACGATGAGGCCTGGTTCAAGCAGACCGAGATGTATCGGAACGGAAACTTTGGTGTCCGGTGCCATGAGCGTATTACCCTGCGGCGTGAGGACGCCAATAACTGAAAGGAGCTGTCACCATGATTAGAAATCCCAACGAAATTCAGGAAGGCGCCAAGAAGATTCGTATGCTGATTGCCGGCTACCCCGGCATCGGTAAGTCCACCCTGGCCCTGTCCGCCCCCAACCCCCTGCATATTGATGTCGACTTCGGCATTGACCGCATCGAGCCCCGGTACCGCAAGGCCTACATCCAGCCCCAGAGCTACGACGAGATCCTCGGGGACCTGACCCCCATCAACCTCCAGAACTACGACACCCTGGTCTTCGACACCGGCGGGAAGCTCATTTCCCTCATGTCCCTGTGGGCCATCAAGAAGGACCCCAAGTATGGCCAGCGGGACGGTTCCCTCTCCCTCAAGGGCTACGGCTTCGTCGGCAAAGAGTTCGTCCGGCTGATGGACTACTGCTTCTATGAGCTGCAGAAGAACATCGTCATCGTGTTCCACGCCACGGAGGAAAAGGATGGGGACAACACCCGTCTCCGCATCAAGGTCGAGGGTCAGACCAAGAACAATGTCTGGGAGCCGATGGACCTGGGCGGCTTCGTGGAAATCTATGGTAACGACCGCACCATCGGCTTCTCCAACTGCGAGCGGTACTTTGCCAAGGGGACGCGCGGCATCTCCGGCATCCGGAAGATCCCCGACCTCGGGCCGACCAGCCCCAACGACTTCCTGACCAAGCTGTTCGACGAGTACAACGCACGCGCTACCGCCGAGGTAGAGAAGAACGCTGCGGACCAGGCGGCCTACGAGGCTGCGATGGTCGAAGGAACGGAGATCATCGCCGGAATCACGGATGCGGATTCCGCCAACGCTGCCATGCCGAAGTATAAGGCCATCAACCACGCGCTGACCTCCAACAAGGAGCTGGGCGTGCTCTGGAACAAGAAAATCGAGGACTGCGGCCTGTTCTTCGACAAGGTCTTGAAGAAGTACACGCCGGCGCCGGCTTCCGGGGAGGAAAAGGGGGCGAAGTAAATGGGGCGCTACCTGATGACCCACAGCTTACTTAGCTCCTGGCTCTACACCATGAAGGAAAATCCCTTCGAGGATATGACCACCGAGCGGGACCCCATGGCGGAATTTATGCAGACCTTGCGGCGTGAGCCGACCCCCACCACGGAGGCCATGCAGAACGGCACCGACTTCGAGGATTTGGTCACCGCCATCATCGGGGGCCGAGCCGACCCGAAGGCTCCATGGTACGCCGCAGCCGAACAGGTGGCCAGGCGCTGCGCCGGGGGCGTACTTCAGTACAAGGCCCGGAAGCTCATTGAAGTCGGCGGAATGGAGCTGTTGCTCTATGGGCGCCTGGACTGCCTGAAAGCCGGGGAGATCATCGACATCAAGTTCTCCAAGGGATATGACGTCGGCAAGTACTTCTCCAGCACCCAGCACCCCACCTACTTCGAGCTGATCCCGGAGGCCCGCGCCTTTACCTACCTGGTGAGCAACGGCAGCGCGGTCTGGCCGGAGACCTACCGGCGGGACGAGGCGCCGAGCATCTTCCCCGTGATTTCCGACTTCCTGGACTGGCTTCGGGCCACCAGCCTCATGGGGCTGTACCAGGAGAAGTGGGCGACGAAATGAGGGGGCGCCTGGTCGACCTCTCCATGGGGATGAACCGCAAGCAGCGCATCACGATTGAGGTCGACAGAGATTTCCGCGCAGACTTCGACCGGCTGAAGGATGCGGAGCTGGATGTGGAGGTCAAGAAGCATAGGAACCGGCGCTCCCTGTCGGCCAACGCTTACTTCCATGTCCTGGTGAACAAAATCGCTGCCGAGCGCGGGGACGGCGATGAGGCCACCAAGGCTGCCCTGGTTGTGGAATACGGGGCCTTGGCCAAGGATGCCGACGGGCTGACGGTGGGCTTCAAGCTCCCTGCCACGGTGGATGTGTCCACAATCTACCCCTATGTGAAATGCTTTGATACCCGCGAGGAAAACGGCAAGCTGTTCAAGTGCTACCTGGTCTATAAGCAGACACACCTTATGGACAGCAAGGAAATGGCCCGGCTGATTGACGGCGCCATCGAGGTAGCCAAGGAGCTGGGCATCGAAACTGACACCCCGGAGCAGCTGGCCCGATACAAGGAGGACTGGAGCAGGGCATGAGAAAAGTTTACTGCGACTACTGTGGCCGGCAGGCCGAGTATGTGGACAGCAAGGTCATCTACGGCAGGAGTTACGGCATGATGTATCTCTGCCGCAACTGCATGGCCTATGTCGGCGTCCACAAGGGAACCGACAAGCCTTTGGGCCGGCTGGCCAACGCGGAGCTGCGCTACTGGAAGAAGGCGGCTCACGCGGAGTTTGACCCCCTGTGGCAGCGGGGCCCCTTCCGCGGGCACCGGAATGTCGCTTACGGCTGGCTGGCCCAGAAGATGGGTCTGCCGGTGGAGAAGACCCACATTGGGATGTTCGATGTGTCCCAGTGCCGCAAGGCCATCAACATCATTCGAGCTGAGAAAGGAGCTATCAATGGAAAACGATAAGAAGACCCCCGCAGAGCTGGTCGCCGACCTGATGCTGGACCCCGGCTTCGTCCTGGTCCCCCAGGACCGCTATGAGGAGCTGGTCAGAGCCGAGACGGAGCGGGATGTGCTGGAAGCGACTATCACGGGTGAAAACAAGTACAGCGTCAGCACGGTTATGGAGGCCATCCGTGTGGCCAGGAGCCGCGCGGTGTGCCCCATAGCCAAAGAAGCGGCGCCGGAGGGCGAGGGCGATGCTGAATAGGACGATCATCATGGGTCGCCTGACCCGTGACCCGGAGCTTCGTCACACCCAGTCCGGCACCCCGGTCGCCTCGTTCTCCCTGGCGGTCGAGCGGGACTTCAAGGACAAATCTACCGGCGAAAAGGCCACGGACTTCTTCGATGTCGTGGCCTGGAGGAATTCGGCCGAGTTCGTCTCCCGCTTCTTCACCAAGGGCCGTATGGCCGTGGTGGAAGGGAGGCTCCAGAATCGGGACTGGCAGGATCGGGATGGCAACAAGCGCCGCTCTACCGAGATTATCGCCGACAATGTCTACTTCGGAGACTCCAAGCGGGACGGCGATGGACCGCCCCAGCAGCAGGGGTATGGAGGGTACGGAGGGTACGGCGGCCCGCCGGGCGGATACGCTCCGCAAGCAGCCGGCTATGGCGGTCCTCCCCCTGGCGGCTATCCCGCGTCCGACTTTTCGGAGCTGGGCGACGATGATGACGGTGAACTGCCGTTCTGACCTGCGCGGGCCGCCCCTTCGGGCGGCGGCCCGCTTCCCATAGGAGGTGAAACAAGTGTGGCGAAAGGACGCCTTATCAGCACAAATTTTTGGATGGACGGAAAGGTCGAGGACGACTTTACGCCGGAGGACAAGTACGGATACCTCTGGTGCCTGACCAATCCGCACACCAACCTCTGCGGCTGTTACGAGGTCAGCATCAAGCAGATAGCCCACGAAATGGGGTACAACACCGATACCGTAGAGCGCCTCCTGAAGCGGCTGGACGGATCGCACAATGTCATTCGATACAGCGCGGCCACGAAAGAGCTGCTGGTGCTCAACTGGTACCGCTACAACTGGAATACCTCGGAGAAGCTGG